ATTTTGGTGAAACACTACAAAAAGTAAAAGATAAATTATATTCACGTGATATAATATTAAAATTTGATAAAAAATTCGAGCATGTTAAATAATAGAAAAGAATTAGTTAAAAGATTTTTAAAGGAAGGGTTCACTTATAGAACCCTATCTTCATTTTCAGACACACAGTTAAAAGCACTAAGTAAAAAACTCTTCAACGAAGCTGAAAAGAAAACTGTAACAAAAACAACATATACTAAATCAGAAGTAGATAAAATGAAACAGGATGATGGTGGGTTAAATGTTGACGGTACTGTAACACCTAATGATGATGGTTCGGTAACAGTAACTACAAATGAAGAATATAAAACCGAAGAAGAAAAAAATATAGAAACCGACCCAATGGGAAATCCAGAAGTTGATATAGATGGAGAACCATTGTTAGTTGAACTACCACAAGAAGTGGAAGAAAAATTTGCCTCCAAAGCTCAACAAAAATACTTATACTCAGTTAACCCTGCAGCAGCAGAAAAATTAGCATCAAAGATGAGTAAGTCAGATTATGAAAAATTACCTGAATATGTAAATGAACAAGAAGCTCTGGAGAGTTGGATAATGTCGTTAGTGGAATCTAGGGAACTACCAACAATTACAAAAGGAAATTTTATAAAAACTATAAAAGAAAATTTAAATGGTGTGGATACGGATTCACCATATACAATAGGTACTGATTCACAAAAAGATTCATTTGCTACGGTTATGGATATCGCTTCAGAAATGACACCTCCTATGACAGTAGAAGTTGATGGGTTTGATGATGACGGACACATGAATGGGTACCTCCAAAACCCAGAAAACGAACAAATTATAGAGTTAAATATTTGTCCATCAGGTAACATAAAACTTAATGGTAATGCTGTAGGTGGTATGGAATTAAGTGAAACTGATAGAGATGATGAAGGAGACTATATAGGAGCTCCCGTAGACACTGCTCCAGTAAAAACACCAACCATAGCACCAACAAAACCAGGAGAAAAGAAAAGAAGAGGACCATTCGAAAAACCAAAAACCAAACCAAAACCTAAAGCTAGAGGTAATGACTCTCCTTTACCGGATTGGTTAAAATCAACTAATTTAGGTAAAGCACTAACACAACATGGCTAAGAAAAAACTTAATGAAGCACCTCCTATTGATTATGGTGCTGGTAGAGAAAGAATGTCACCAGACATTGAGCGTAAGTTAAGGTCACAGGAACACCCACTAGGTGGCCATCAAGCATTCCCAGATGTAGATAAAGATGGTATTCCAGATAATTTTGAAGAATTAATCGCATCTCAAAGATTTCAAGACGTTGTACAAAAAGTAAAAGACGCGACAGGTGTGGAAAATATTGACCCACAAACGTTCATGTCTTTACAACCAATGTTAATGCAAGCAGCAAGAAGAATTATGCAAATAGAATCTCAAAACAGAGAAACTTTAGAAAATTTAGCTGTAGAATTAGTGGTAGATGAAATGGGTATACCAGAAGGAGATTTACAATTTGACGCAAAATTAGAAAAACCTGACACTTCTGGAATGCAAATGAAACCTCAAAAAAAGAAGAAAAAAGAACTAGAATTCCCTAACTTTGAAATGGAAGATGAGGCCGCAAAAAGACTTCAGAAATTAGATTTGGAAAAACAAAAAAGAAGGTTTATAAATTCTTTAATACAAGGGTCAGCAAAAAAAGCACACTATATGTATCATTTAGTTAATGAAAAATTGAATGATATTAATCCAGATTTAGTTGGTTTATATTCTATAGTAATGTCAGTAAATGACTTACTTTATTGGGTGATGCCAGATATGGAAGGTATGATGGGTGGAGGAGGAGCAGAGTCTGCAATGGCTGGAAAAGAAGAACTAGACCTAGAAACAGACCCACCAACAATTAAAGCAACAGGACTAATGTTCCCTATTTTAGTTCATGAATTATATAAGGGTGTTATGGAATATATATCAGCTCATGGTTTACCTTCAGACCCAGAAATGGCAGATGAGGTAATTGGGATGGAAGATACATTACCAGCAGAAGTATGGGACTTAAGATTAGGACCAGTAATTTGGGAGAAATTTTTGGAAGTTTACCCAGATAACTTTTTTGATATGGAGGAACAAAAAAGAATTAAAAATTACTTTTATTTTAAATTTGTAAGTCTAGAAGCTGAAGAATTTCTTAAATTAGCTAAAGAAATATTGTCCGGTAGTCAAAAAGGTAAGGACCAAGTTAAGAAAATGGTTGATGATATTGTTAAACAGTTAAAACAAGAAGACTATGAAGATGTTTCTGGTGAAACTCCCACCCCAATAGACGACACACCACCAACTCCAGATGTTAAAGAATTAGATATGGATACTATTTTAGACAAAATAAATAAAAGTGGTATGGATTCTTTAACAAAAGCCGAGAAAGACTTTTTATACAACTTGTAAAGAGTTAATATTTTTACGATATTTATAGCATATGGACAAACAAGAGTTGATAAAAGAATATGCAAGATGCTTACAAGATACTAATTATGCTATTAAAACATATCTAGAAACATACGATAATACACAATCTAAATATGTACCTTTTAATTTGTTTCCTGAACAGGAGATGATGTTATCTAATTTTGATAAGTATAGTGACAACATAACTAAAAAGTATAGACAAGCCGGAGTTTCAACAGCTACAGCAGCTTGGGTATCCAAAAAATTACAATTTGCTTCTAAAACTAAACCAGAAAAAATACTTATTATTGCAAATAAATTAGATACTGCATCTGAATTTGCAAATAAGGTTAGAGGTTTTTTAAATCAGTGGCCTGATTGGATTAACGTAGGTTTTTCTAAAGAAAAAGACTCACAAAAACATTTTAAGTTAAATAATGGTTGTGAAGTTAAAGCAGTAGCAACATCAGTAGATGCATTAAGGGGATACACACCAACAACACTAATATTTGACGAAGCTGCATATATTGAAGCTGGTGATGATTTTTGGGCGGCATGTATGGCATCCTTATCCACAGGTGGTAAAGTAATAGTAATATCTACACCTAATGGTTATGATAAAATATATTATGAAATATATGAACAGGCCATCAAAGGTTTAAATAGTTTTCATATTTCTGAACTACATTGGGAAAATGACCCCAGATTTACAAAAGACCTTTTTTGGGTTAAATGTAAAGATATAGTGCATTTTTTATTAAATAGAGAAGATTATAATGAGAATGAATTTATATATGAAAAAAGTTTAGATAAGTTTGAGGACTTAATTAGGGATGGTTATAAACCTTGTTCTTCTTGGTTTGAGAGTATGGTTAAAAAACTTAAGTACGATAGGAGAAAGGTTTCACAAGAATTAGAGAGTGCTTTTTTAGGTTCAGGAGATAATGTAATACCAGTAGAGACAATAGAGAGAATAAAAAATGAAGATATCAGAGACCCAGAAGAAATGTTTGTGGGTAATCAGTTATGGGTTTGGGAAAAACCTAAAGAAGGTCACAGATATATTTTGGGGTGTGACGTTAGTAGGGGTGACTCAGAAGATTTTACTTCTATCATCATAATAGATTTTGATGAAAGGTGTCAGGTTTTAGAATATTTAGGTAAGATACCGCCAGATTTAGCAGCAGATATAGTATATAAATGGGGGAGTATGTACAATGCTTATGTTGTTACTGACATTACAGGTGGTATGGGTGTCGCAACATCTAGAAAACTACAAGAACTAGGGTATAAAGACCTATATGTTGAAGGTATGAATACCGCTGATAAATGGAAATACAACCCTAATGATGGAAATAAAACTCCAGGATTGGCTTTTAATAATAAACGAAGTCAAATTGTAGCGGCATTTGAAGAGTCATTAAGACATAAATTTACTATACGTTCTAAAAGATTATTGAACGAATTATATACTTTTGTCTATATAAATGGTAAACCTAATCATATGAAGGGAAAACACGATGATTTAATAATGGCAATAGCAATGGCTTTATATGTGGGGGAAAATTCTTTTTCACAACTACAAAAAGCAGATAGTTTAACTAAAGCTATGTTGGATAGTTGGACCACTTCAGGGAGTGCAAATGGAGAAAGTAAAGAACCAGAACATAGAAGACCACCATCTAATAGAGGGATTTTTGGACAACCAGGAAATCAAAATAGTGATGCAAAACAGATGTATAAAGATTACGGGTGGTTATTTGGGAAGGTCCGATAACAAATGATTTACTATTTATAAAATAATTAATATTATTAAACAACATGGCAGATAACTTAACAATATACCAAAGACTGAGTAAATTATTTGGACCTGGTGGCCCCACACAAGAGGAACCAACGTACCAAAAATTTAAGATGTTACCAAAAGATATCCTTAAAACAGACTCGAAAGATGAGTTTGAAAAGGAAAAACTTCAAATGCAACAATCACTTTATCTATCCAATCAATGGCAAAAAATAGATAATGAATTATATACAAAATCAGTATACTATGAACCAACAAGACTAGCTTCATATTACGATTATGAATCAATGGAATTTACACCAGAAATATCAGCAGCGTTAGATATATACTCCGAAGAAGCAACTACACCATCAGAAAAAGGTTACATGTTGTCCATATACTCTGAGTCCACTAGAATTAAATCTATTTTAGGTGATTTATTTAATAACGTATTAGATGTTAATACAAATTTACCTATGTGGATTCGTAATACGTGTAAATATGGTGATAATTTTGTTTATCTTAAAATTGACCCGGAAAAAGGAATTATCGGTGTTAATCAATTACCTAATATTGAATTGGAAAGAAATGAGGGGCATAGTGCGTTAAACCAGATAAGTAACGATGACCCTAACGCTCATAAAGTAGAATTTAATTGGAGAGAAAAAGACATCAAATTCAATTCCTGGGAGGTAGCTCACTTTAGGTTACTAGGTGATGATAGAAGACTACCTTACGGTACGTCAATGTTGGAAAAATGTAGAAGAATATGGAAACAATTATTGTTAGCTGAGGACGCTATGTTAGTCTATAGAACTTCTAGAGCACCTGAAAGGAGAGTTTTTAAAGTTTTTGTTGGTAATATGGATGATAAGGATGTCGAAGCTTATATCCAAAAAGTTGCAAATAAATTTAAAAGAGACCCTATTGTTGACCCACAAAACGGTAATGTAGATTTGAGAATGAATCAGATGGCTGTTGACCAAGATTATTTTATACCTGTAAGAGACCAAGCAGCGGCAAGTCCAATAGATACACTACCTGGAGCAACCAACCTAAGTGAAATTGCAGATATTGAATATATCCAGAAAAAACTCCTAGCATCTCTTAGAATACCAAAAGCATTTTTAGGTTTTGAGGAGGTTGTTGGAGAAGGTAAAAATTTGGCTTTATTAGATATTAGATTCGCAAGAACCATAAATAAGATTCAAAAAGCTATTATACAAGAATTAAATAAAATAGCTATTATTCATTTATATGTTTTAGGTTTTGAGGATGAACTAGAGAATTTTTCTTTAGGATTGACGAACCCATCGACACAAGCTGAATTATTAAAGTTAGAACAATGGCAAACTAAAATAACTTTATATAAAGATGCTGTAGGAGACCCTGGTAGTGGTATAGCTCCGGTATCAGCAACATGGGCAAAGAAATTTATTTTAGGGATGAGTGATGAAGAAATTAAATTAGATTTACAACAACAAAGATTTGAAAAAGCATTATCAGGTGAATTAGAAAAAACTGCAGAAACTATTAAGAAAACAGGATTATTTAATACTGTTGACAAATTATACGGAGAACCACCAACTGAGGAAGGTGGTGAAGGTGGAGCAGATACAGCAGGTGATGAACCAGGACTAGATACGGGAAGTCAGGATGTTGCAGATTTTGATATGGGTGGTCCTGAAACTGAGGCTCCTGGTGGTGGAGATGAAGTGACAGAACCAGTTCCAGCAGCAGAATCGTTTAAAAAAGAAAAAGGGTTACCATTATTAATGGAAGAAAAAGGTCTATCTTTGGATGGGTTACAGGAGGTAGTAAATAGAACAAAAAATAATATTGATAGTATAAATGATAAGGTAGATTCATTATTAGAGGATTAAGTATATTTATTATAAAAGACACTTATGAAAAATTTCGGTTACTACAAAAATAATATAGACAGTATTTTAGAAAACTCCTTTACTGATACTAATAAATTTAAAAGAAATTTATCTGTAGTAATGGGAGCAATGAAGTACTCCAAGGTATTGAGGGAATTCTTTACTTTATACAATGAAATAGAGACTAAAAAGTTTAAAAATGAAAAAGATTCGGTTAACTACATAAATGAAGCTGTAGATTTTTTAAAAAGAAACAAACATAAACTAAATAAAGTTAGTCCTATTCTAGATAAAATTATCTCTGATAGAAAAGAACTATGTACCAAAAAAACAAATACTATTTATGAGAATATAGATAATATAGTTTATAGTAATTCTATAATTAACTTAGAGAGTGTTAGTAATTCAAAAAATATACTAAGTGAAAATACCCTAAAAACCAAAAAAACCCAAGGTAAAATAAAAAACCCTAAAATACTTTCCCATGTTTTATCTAAAAATTATGGAGAAGAATATGGAAATTCACTAAGTGAAAACCAACAAACCATTTTAAAAAATACATTGTTAATGACAGAAGATAATTTAAGTTCTGAGTTTAATAATGTTAAAGAAATAACCCTAAATAAAATTAACGATTTATTAAAAGAGTCCAAAGATGATAATTTATCAGCTAAGTTAGTGGAAGTTAAAAACGAAATAAGAGGGTTAAATATCACAAAAAAATCATATATTAGGGTTAGGAGTCTCCTAGAGGACTTGAACTAACTACACGTATTTTTTATATTTAAAGTATAAAAAATATATGGTATGATAAAACAAGGACGAGAAATAAACACTAAAATTTCCGATGTATTTAAAACATCCTATGGCACTGTAGATGTGTCTTCACTAAAATCTATATACTTAAATTTATCTAGTTGGGCAGAACCAAAAGAAGACTTACTAAACTGGGAAAGACCTATTAAAAAAGTAAAAAACGATATAAAACATAGAGTATATAATAAATTGTCAGAAACCCCATTCAAAACAAAAACTATAGTAGATTTAGATTTAAGAGCTAGTGGGATAAAAAAAGGTAAAAGAAGTTTTCTTAGGTGTGAAATAACCTTATTCCTTAAAGACCTTAAACATAAAGATATTAAAGTACCTTCTATTTCCGAATCAGTTAATAATCTCACAAATGAGATAATAAATAAAACTTTACTAACTTCCGAGACATTTCAGTTCTATAAATCTAAAAAGTGATATAAGATTTTTTTGTCTAACACCACTATTTATTTAAAAAGAATATTATGAGAGTATTAGAAGCAAGAGAAATCGGTCATGGAATATTAGTTGAGCATGACGGACACCTTTCACCAGATGACAACAAAGGAATCTTAAGAGAAATGGCAAAAGACAACTTCGATGGTGAAATATATATGAACGCAATACTCCAAAAATATAACACCCCAAATAGAAACGGTAGAATATACCCAGAAAATATATTAAAAAGAGAAAACGAAAGATACCAGGAAGTTATAAAAAGAGGTGGTGCAATATCAGAACTTAACCACCCAGAATCTTCACTTATCGATTTAGATAGAGCTTCTCACATAATTACAGAAACCTGGTGGGATGGAAATAGATTAATAGGTAAACTTAAATTATTAACATCTCCAGGTTATTTAAAAGAAGGTGTAATATCGTGTGTTGGTGATATGGCCGCTAATTTATTAAGACAAGGGGTAACATTAGGTATTTCTTCTAGAGGTGTGGGTTCATTAACTAAAAATGGAGAGTATAATGAAGTACAAGAAGATTTTGAATTAATTTGTTTCGATTTGGTTTCTTCACCATCAACTCCAGGGTCATATTTATTTAAAGAAGACGAAAAAGCTGACAGTGTAGATGAACCAACAGAAATGATAGAATCGTCAAAATCTAATACAGTAAACAAGTCATTATCTATGATGTCTAAACTAGACAATTTCTTAAATAGATAAATTCCCCACTAAAAACCTCAAAATAAAGATTTTTTACAAAAAGTTTATATTTATTAATAAACCATGCTGCGGTATGCGGTGCGGTATAATAATAAACTTTTAAAAAAATAAAAAAACGTGAGCGAATCAATTTTAGAAAAAGCGTTGCTCGAGGCGGAACAGTTGGAAGAAACTATGAAGTCTAATGCAAAAGAAATACT